GTCTGGTATGAACATGGTGTACCATAATAGATAACCAGTGGCACAGGTGGTCTTGCCCATCTGGCGAGGCAGCATGGCTATACACTGTCTATTGGCATGTATGGATTCTATCAGCCTTTCTTGATATTCGTAGGGTTCAAAATTAATAGCGCCACGAGTTGGATGCTGTATCTTTAAAAAATTGGTGCAGAAATACAAAGGTCCTGTAATAGGATCTAAACAGGCTTCAAGATGCTTGACCTCATCCATTGTGTATTTGGTCTGAGCATGAGCTTTCTTGATCAGTACGCCGTCTAAGGATTTTGACATATGTTTATTTACTGAAAAAAATAGGCTCCGGAGAGCCTATTTGGTTTGTTAGACTAGATTAACTGTCTATAGTTTCTGCTGCATCAACTAGTGTTACAGCTACATCTTTGTAAATGTCTGCAAGTGAGTCGGGCAATGTAACAGTTAATGATTCTTGGATTTCAGCACTTTGAGTGCCATCGAACACTCTCATGCTTTTAACATGGTTGGTTCTGCCAATAGCCTGACCAATTTGATAGCGTAGTGCTTTGGCAGTGGTATCCACGGTGATTGTTCCATCGGTAGTAGCAGTAAACTGAAACGGTGTTCCGATTTCTGATCTTGTTCCACCTAATACTCCCTCTGTTGTGCCTGCTCCTGCTGCACCTGCACGATCATATCTCACTGTGAATGTTACTGCCGTTGCTTGGTTGTCGCCCACTGTTGCGCCAGCACTGGTAAACTGCACGTCTTGAATCTGTGCATCGCCATACTTTTGTAAGTTTTCAACAATGGCCAAGAAACGTTGATGAGCTCTGGCCACACGACGACCAAGTGCTAGTGTAGTTGGTTTGGTAGCAAATGCACTGTGATCTTGTGGGCATACAGCACCGTTGTCATTGCCGTCTGCTGTAGGGTATGTTCCTGCACCACCAGTTAGTGTAATTACAACCTGATAAAATTCTGGTCTTAGTGACTCAGTTGAAATTTTAAATCCTGACATTATTTCGCTCCTTTAGCTTCGGACAATCTCTGAAGCAGTTCTTCTCGTATACTGGCACGTAGTTGTTCTTTGCTTTCGTAAGCACCAGCTGCCATAGGGTTGTCACCGCGATATGGTTTGCCGCTGAAGCTTTTCTTTGGTCTGTTTAGATCATCACCTTTGTTCATTACATCAGCAATAGTCTTGTATTCCGGCTCACTATCATCCACACTGTTGCCGAACGCTTCATCTTTGTCTTTTTTCTCTGCGTCATGATCGTCCATGTCGTGATCGCCATCGTCGTCTTGATCTAGACCCTTGGGCATATCATCACTTGGTTCATCTTTGTCCATTTCTCCGCCTGACATATCATCGTTGTCTGCGTCTAGATCTGGAAGCATTTTTAAAGGCCCTTTGTCTAGATCGCCTAGGCCACCTAGTGGAGGCATGCCAGCAGGCTTGTCCATAGGCTCAATACTAATACTTGGTGGCATCATTGTGGGCATCGCTGGCTTGTCCATGCTGGGATTCACCTTGGTGACCAGTTTCATCAATGACTCGATGTTATCCATGCCTTGAGCATTTAGATTAATGCTCATTGTAGGTGGCGGTGTGTCTGGCGTTGGCGGAGTCATGCTCATCGGCGAAGACATAGGCGATGCCATTGATGCATCCATGCCACAACCTCCTTCATTAGTAGGTTGATCTAGTTCACGCATGCGTGCCATTAATTGATTGAAATCCATGTATTAACTCCCTAAGGCGCTTCGAGCACCTGCTTTGTCTTGTTTGCCCTTGGGCAGTTTGTATTCTACGTTGATGCCATCCTTCTTGCGATCTTTGGCAGCTTTATTCAAATCTTTTAAGAAACTCTTGTTGAAATCATCACCAAAATAGTCTTTGTGTTTGATTTTCCCTGTGCCTTTTTCCATATCCTGTTCATCTAACAGTGCATCTCCTGTAGGCTCATTGTCCATGATCAGTTGATCTATTTCTGTAGGTTCACCGCTGCCACGTACACGAACACAGTCTTCGTTGACACCAGTCCCTTTGATCATATCAGCGATTTCCGGAGGAGTTACTGGATATTCTGTAACCACTTCGAATACAGTGACTTCCATGTTGGACTTGTCCGGAAAATCTAACGGAAACTTTTGTATAGGTGTCGTACTCATCTTTTCAAAGGTTACCACCTTGCAGCGTTCTAGTTTGGTCTTGAGGCTTTCCTGAAAATTCTCAGGAATTTCGCCAGCAACTTTGACCTTGAAGCTGTAGATTTTTTTGTTTTCAGTGAGATATTCTTTAAAAGTTTTCATACTTGTATTTATGCTTTTCCGCTTAATTTTTTCAGTAGCTCATTGCGGTCTGTGATCACATATGCTGCACCGTTGATCACTCCGTCTTGTTCATTGCCTGCGTCATTGTCTATTTTCAGCTTCTTTAGCTGTAGATCTACGCTCTTGAGTTTTTTATCTATCTTGTTGGTTTTAGCTGTGATAGCATTGCCCATCATGCTGGCCGCAACCTCAAATATGCGCCCTGCATAACGCACTTCTACGTTCATGCCTAGGTCCATTAGATCGTCATAGGCAGCTTCTGCTTTTTTGGCCAGCTCATCTAGCTCTCGATCGTCTAGCTCATCTAGCTCTTTGATCTGAGGTAGCCCTCGAGTAATTTCTGCAACTCTATTGTAACTATCATTTAGGCTCTGTACCTGTTCATGTGTGGGCACTTCGATCGGAACTTCTACTGTGTTCTCTGTGGCTTCGAGATTTAACAATTCTTCAAGTCTTTTGGTCATATCGTACTTATCTTCGTTTTGTGCCTTGATGGAAAATATCTGTTTCGTTAATCACACGAAATTTTATGTTCTGCTGCTTACACCAAGCATTGGCAGCTTCCCATTTGGCCATGTTTTTCACATACTGCTGTTGATTGTATTGACTCTTGCCTACAGCTTCTCTGAAGGTATGATTAGAAGGTTTAACCTCCACAACTTCTGCATGTTTAGAGCCATTTTTGTCTTGATACACCACAAAGAAATCAGGTACGTATATGGTACTGCGACCAGTAAGGGGATCCCTGTAAGGTATCTTGATACTTTCGCTGGCCCAGTTCTGTACTCCGGGGTGCTCATCTAACATTCTCATAAACACAAATTCCCAACTGCTGCGAGCCAACGGAGTCTTTAACCCTACATATTTGGCAGGGTTTTTCATTTCAAATTTACCCTGTGCAAATTTTCCCATTATGCAGCTATGTTTCTTGATTGTACAGTTGGTTTCGCATCAGTAGTTCTGAAACCTAAAAGACTGGTTGGCACTCGATTGTTGTTTAAAATCTCTCCTACCAGTTGACTTAATGATTTAGATGGAAATCCTTTCAATGTGTCTAGAATCTGCGAGATAGGAGTAGCGTCAATTTTGGCCTGACGAAGCAGTGTCATAGCCACTGTGGCTGCTGCGTCTGTGTCAAATCCGGCAGCAGTGAAAAAACTCACAGCGACTGTAACGTCATTGGCTGGAAACTCTAATGCGGCTTCGCCGTAGGTGTCGAAATACAGTTTTGTGCCTGCGGCACTGTCTTGTATTTCAAATGCTGGTAGATTAGTGGCCATATTATGCAACGTCCCCAGGTCCCGGAGGGAAATCTCCCACTAGTGATCTTTGAGTGGCAGTAGTAGCGGGGGCTTGCGTTGCACTTCTTGGAAACACAGCTCCTACTACTCCGCCGACAGTACTAATAGCTGAAGATATATTTCCTGGATCACTAAGTATATTGATAGCTTCTGATTTTAACTGTGCCGGAGTCAATGATTTAATATTTTTATAGGTGTTGATGCTGGCTATAGCAGTGCTTAAGAATCCACCAGGACTATCAAATACTGCACCGGATCCAAGGTTGCCAAATATCTGTTCTAGACCGTCTAAGACTCCCCCTTCACCGGTCAATGTTGCTACACCACCACCTGCTACAGATAAAGGACTTGGCACGGAATCATAGTGCAGTGTGGCAAATCCCTTAGGACTACCATAGGACACCTGCCCTGCTGAATATTTGACCGATTCATATTCCAAGGACATGGTGCTTTCTGCGAATTCACTAGCAGCATAATCCATATTACCATGACTCCAAGATTTAATCCTTGGATTAATTAATGTATAACCTAAAAATCTTCTACGTGCCATGGTATAAATGCTAACAGATTTAAAGAAGCCTGTTGATACATTATTATCCATACCGTAACGAAAATTATCTTTACCGGTATTAGTTGGACGGTATTTCAGACCACCTTCAAATGCAGCAGCAGGCAATTGTCTGTCAGCAATGTAGTACCCATAATAAACTGCCCACATAGCACTCACGACTCCGGTAGCATCATCATGCATGGTTATATTCACCGGTTCGTAGTTAAAATTTTTATATATTATTCTTTTTCTATTGTACTGATTTTTTACAACACTGTCAAAATTATATTTTGGTAGCTCTGCTGTTTTGACCAATAGGCCAATTTCTTCGTGATGTTTGTTGCTGAACGCAGGAGCTTTTATAGCTGCCTTATCTATCTCAAATCTTACATAATAGTTAAATTTTGTGCGAGGAGCCAGCCTCATGTTACCGTCTATGAACAGCTTGGTAGCATGACTGTAATTGGACATGTTACCTTTTGGGGTTAACAATCCTTGAGCAGCTCCATTTAGAAATCTTGTGAAATAATTTGCCATACAAATATTTATGCCACAAAAAAAGCCCCCTTAGGAGGCTTTTTGTTTTTGCTGTTATTACGGAGTACCAGCACCAGTAACTGCGTTACCTATTCCTCTAACTACTGCTGCGCCTATACCTTCGACGTTACCGGAGGCTGCTATTCCGTTAAACTGTAACAGGTTATCGTAAGCGATAGTTAGGGCCACAGTCATGTGTTCGTTGGTTGAATAATTAGCATCACCGTAATCTACGTTTTGTACAAAACATCCGACTAATTCAAAAGTTTCTAAAGTTGCATTAACTAACCCGCCATTGCCGCCGTCGAGAACTTCGATTTTCGTTGTAAATTTATAATTAATACCTGACCGAGCAGATGCCTGTTCTGCAAAATCGTATTGTTTCTGGATCTGTTGTCCCACAAGTTTTTGTACCTGCCCGCTGGCATCATCACGCAAGGTCAGAGTGATGTTTTCCAGTGTGTATCTTCCAGCCAGCTTGACCTTGGAGTTATAGACATCTAGCGTCATTTCTTCAAATGATACTTTGGGTCTAGTTACGTCCTGAACCTGTTTAGTTAGTTCAGTTGATCCGGCAACACCAAATCCCAACAGTGTAACTCTAAAGCGATATTTTAATTTAGGCATCAACAACACCTGTGTGCTGCCAGCTGCGTTGGTAGTTGGAATACCTAAATTATTCAGTGATGTAATTGCCATTTTTAAATTTCTCCTGTGTTCTTGACACGTAACGGAATGTAAATGAACTCAATCGCCTTCACAGGTTCAATTGCGATATCAACATACAGTTCGTTTCGATCTATTCTCGACGGAGTGTTGTTGCTTTCGTCGCAAACAACCGCAAAGTCGTAGAGTGCTCTTAGTCCCACTAGCTCTAATAATAGACTTTCTACAGCTTGTTTTATTTCATCACGTGTAATTTGATCGTTAGGCTCAAATATATAAGGACGAGCTAGTTTGTTCAACTGGCTGCGTAGGTATACCACTAGACGTGCTACGTTAATACGATCTAGTGCCGAAGCATTTCTTGCACGAGTCTTTTGACCATGTGCTACCAGTCCTATTCCGTTAAAGAATGGGATTGGGTTAATTTTTAGATCATATAGTGTATCACGTTGCCCTTCATTTAGAGCAACTGTTTGAAACTCGCCTGTAGCAGCATCTATAAAGCCCACTGCTGTGGCATTGGTAATTCCGCCTCGGCGTGTTCCTGCTGGAGCAAACCATGGGAAGCTGACATTGTCACTGAGAGTGATAGTTTTCAGCATCATGTGGCTGGCTGGAACCACTGCAGGAGAACCGCTGAGATCAGTGGTAAATCCATTTGGATAATAAACTGCCAAATACTCATCATATGTAACAATGCCGTCATCACCGTTGTCTGTGACTAGGTTGGCATTTGAGCCCCAAGTGGTTAATGATGTTGCATCTGCTGCTAATCGCAATGGAGTGTCACCT